GAACAAACAGGATAAGGAAGATGAAATTGTAGTTTCAGATACTGACTACAGCAAACTTACGGATTCTCAACTTCTGAAACTAAGAGATCAAACACAAAAGGACATCTCCAAGTATAATAACTTTCAGATGGCTAGAAAGATCCAACTGAACTCAGCCTACGGAAGTGTCGGCAATCAGTATTTTAGATACTATAAACTGGACAATGCCGAAGCCATTACTCTTTCCGGTCAGGTTTCTATCCGTTGGATTGAGAACAAAATGAATCTGTATTTGAATAAGGTTCTGAAAACGGAGAATATTGATTATGTTATTGCGTCTGATACTGATTCTATCTATCTTAATATGGGTCCTTTGGTTGACCGTGTATTCAAAGGAAGAGAGAAAACTAATGAAATCGTTGTTTCTTTCCTTGATAAGATCTGTAAGTTGGAACTTGAAAAGTATATTGAGAGTTGCTACCAAGAACTGGCGGACTATGTGAATGCATATGACCAGAAGATGCAGATGAAACGTGAGAACATCGCAGATCGTGGCATCTGGACAGCAAAGAAAAGATACATCCTCAATGTCTGGGATAGTGAAGGTGTTCGTTATGAGGAACCCAAACTGAAGATGATGGGAATTGAAGCTGTCAAATCATCTACTCCAGCACCTTGTCGCAAGATGCTCAAGGATGGTCTCAAACTGATGATGTCTGGTACTGAAGATGATGTGATTGATTACATTGATAAGTGTAGAAAGGAGTTTAACAAACTCTCTCCGGAGGATATCTCCTTCCCACGGTCAGCATCTGATATTCAAAAGTACAAATCTTCGTCAGAAATTTACATCAAAGGAACTCCCATTCACGTTAGAGGAGCTCTTCTGTATAATCACTACATTAAGGAAAGGAACCTAACGAATAAATATTCACTTATTCAGAATGGAGAAAAGGTTAAATTTTGTTATCTCAAAAAACCAAATCCATTTCACGAGAATGTAATCTCATACATTCAAGATTTTCCAAGAGAACTTGGAATTGACAAATACATTGATTATGACCTACAATTCGAGAAATCATTTCTAGAACCTATGAAATCTATTCTTGATTCTATCGGATGGAAAGTGGAAAAAACTATCAACCTTAGCTCATTTTTTGAATGATGGATTTCTTATCAGATATTGTAAAAGAGATTGGTGGAGAATACACCAAACTTGCCGCAGATATAGATGAAACAGAAACTTACGTTGACACCGGTAGTTATATTTTTAACGCACTGGTTTCAGGTAGTATATTTGGGGGTGTTTCTGGGAATAAGATTACTGCTATTGCTGGAGAGTCTTCTACTGGAAAGACTTTCTTCAGCCTCGCCGTGGTTAAGAATTTTCTTGATTCCAATCCCGATGGGTATTGTCTCTATTTTGATACTGAGGCAGCTATCACCAAATCACTTGTAGAATCCCGTGGAATTGATACTTCTCGTCTTGTGGTTGTCAATGTTGTTACTATTGAAGAGTTTCGTGGAAAGGCACTCAAAGCCGTAGATATGTATCTTAAGAAACCAGTAGAAGAACGCAAACCTTGTATGTTTGTGCTAGACTCTTTGGGAATGCTTTCTACGGAGAAAGAGATTACTGACGCACTGAACGATAAACAAGTTCGTGATATGACCAAATCTCAACTGGTCAAAGGTGCTTTCCGTATGCTCACACTTAAACTAGGTCAAGCAAATGTCCCACTTCTGGTCACAAATCACACATACGATGTCATCGGAGCTTATCATCCAACGAAAGAAATGGGTGGAGGCTCTGGCCTCAAATACGCAGCAAGTACGATCATTTATCTCAGCAAAAAGAAAGAAAAGGATGGAACGGAAGTGGTCGGAAATATTATCAAAGCTAAGACTGCTAAATCACGTTTAAGCAAGGAGAACAAAGATGTGGAAGTTCGTCTTTATTACGATGAGCGTGGTCTTGATAGATATTATGGTTTACTTGAACTTGGGGAACTCGGTGGACTTTGGAAAAATGTAGCAGGACGTTATGAGATTGACGGAAAGAAAATCTACGCTAAACAGATTCTGAAAGAACCTGAACTATACTTCACTGAAGAAGTGATGCAACAACTGGATGAAATTGCAAGAAATGAATTCAGTTATGGATCTTAGGTCTCTTCCAGTTTTTCCAATCCCAATAGGTGTTGCAAATTTTGGTCAAAAAAATCATGAGTTAAATATTCAACTTGTGAAAGATACCTTACTTGAAAAACAGAAAGATCCTGAAGGTGAAGACCATAGTAATATGGGTGGGTGGCATAGTAAGGTAAATATGGAAACAAAGTATGATAGTTACAGAGAACTATCAAAGATACTTACCGATTGTGGAAATCAATATTGCAATCTTCATGGGTATAAGTCTGGAATAGTTTGTTCCGATCTTTGGTCTAATATTAATCAGTCTGGAGATTTGAATTTTTTACATCATCATGGAACAACCGCACTTGCTGGAGTATATTATCCCATAGAGTCTATTGTAGATGGTAATTGGAATTTTAACTACACCAATCAAAATCCAATTAAACCAGGAACATGGAATAATCAAGATGGGGGATCTTTGGTATTTCAAGATCCTTCTTATGGCAAAAAAGTTCATCTCTTGACAGATAAACCATCTGCATTTAATATTGACTTCTATCACGTCTATCCGACATCCTCGGTATTAATTTTATTTCCGACATATCTTCTTCACATGGTTCTACCATTCAAAGAGGATAAGATCCGATTGAGTATTTCATTTGCATTCAGATATGGATAAAGTTGAGTTTTTAATCCTTAGAAACCTGTTACATAATGAAGATTATGTCCGTAAAGTAATACCATTTATCAAATCTGAATACTTTGAAGACACTAATCAAAAAATTGTCTTTGAGGAAATTCTTTCCTTTATTCAAGAATACAATCAACCAGCAACAAAAGAAGTTCTTTGTATTGAAGTAGAGAAACGTTCGGACATTAATGATACTTCCTTTAAGGAAATCGTTCATCTGATTCAAAATCTTGATGATGTTCCTATTGAACTTAGTTGGTTGATTGATACCACAGAAAAGTGGTGTCGTGATAGGGCAATTTACATTGCACTTATGGAATCAATCCATATTGCAGATGGTAAAGATGAAAAGAAGAATCGTGATAGTATTCCCAGTATTCTCTCAGATGCTCTTGCTGTAAGTTTTGATACTCACATCGGTCATGATTATCTGTTAGACTATGAACAACGTTACGAGTCCTATCACAAGAAGGAGGATAAAATTGAATTTGATCTTGAATACTTTAACAAAATCACAAAAGGTGGTTTACCTAATAAGACTCTCAATATCGCTCTGGCTGGTACGGGTGTCGGAAAAAGTCTCTTTATGTGCCATGTGGCTTCTTCCGTCTTATTGCAAGGCAGGAACGTTCTCTACATCACTCTTGAAATGGCGGAAGAACGAATTGCTGAAAGAATTGACGCAAACCTCCTGAATGTTCCTATTCAAGATATCGGAGATCTTCCAAAGCAGATGTTTGAGAACAAGGTTACCAATCTTGCAAAGAAAACTCAAGGAACTCTAATCATCAAAGAGTATCCCACTGCTTCTGCACATGCTGGACACTTTAAGTCTCTTCTGAATGAACTTTCACTGAAGAAGTCATTTAGGCCAGACATCATCTTCATTGATTATCTGAACATTTGTGCTTCTTCTAGGTATAGGGGTAATAGTAATATTAACTCTTATACCTTTGTAAAAGCAATCGCAGAGGAACTTCGTGGTCTTGCTGTTGAGTTTAATGTTCCGATTGTCAGTGCTACTCAAACTACAAGAAGCGGATTTGGTTCATCTGATGTAGAACTAACCGATACATCTGAGAGTTTCGGTCTTCCTGCAACTGCTGACCTGATGTTTGCTCTTATTAGTACAGAAGAGCTAGAAGAACTCGGTCAAATACTGGTCAAACAACTTAAGAACCGATATAACGATCCCACCATTCATAAACGTTTTGTGATTGGTATTGATAGGGCAAAAATGAGATTGTATGACTGTGAACAATCTGCTCAACAAGATATTCTTGACAACAAACAAGAAGAGGAGTATGATTATGAGGACCGAAAGCCAAAGAAATCATTTGAAGGATTTAAGTTCTAATGAAACTCAGAGTTAAAGAAAACTCAGAACTTCAAGTAAGAGATACCTCTGGTGTCTATTATATTGTTCTGAATGAAGATGGATCTTCACGATGTCATTGTGGAGAAGAGAGAGACGCTCAAATGATCGTTCAATTAAATCCTGGATGTTATTATAGGATTGGTCATTATCCAGATCCACCTAAAGTTGTAAATGTTTCTTCTCAAGAAATAGAACCAGACAAACAACTTAATCCTCAAAATATTTTACCAGAAAGACAACAAGAACCTTTAAATCTATGACTATTGATCTTAAAAAATACGTTGAGTTTGTAAATGCAACCACTTCCCTACCGAGCAAGGATTTTTCAGAGTTTGCTGACCGACTTAATGATCTCAAAATCCAAGGATTTCCTACCGAGCGACTGCTTACTGCTTCTGTAGGAATGTGTGCAGAGGCTGGGGAATTTACTGAGGTTGTGAAGAAGATTGTCTTTCAAGGCAAACCAGTCACCGAAGAAAACCTGTTTCATCTGAAGAGGGAACTCGGTGATATTATGTGGTATGTTGCTCAAGCCTGTATGGGTCTTGATGTTTCACTTGAAGAAGTAATCCAAATGAACTTTGAGAAACTGAGTGCCCGTTATCCTGATGGTTCATTCAGTATTGAACGTTCTGAAAATCGTGAGGCTAATGATGTATGAGTAAAGTAAATGTAGAAATGTCGGTCCGTACCGCAGCAGCAGTTCGTCAAGTTCTATTTGAGGCACAAAAAGGTTATGGAACTGAGTATGTTCCAGAACGTGTCTTTGAACTTCGTGAAGTGATTACTGATCTTGATGACGCAATCAGTCAAGTAGTTGAATAAACACTAAACCCGCAAGGGTTTTTTTTTTTATAAATAACTAAAAAAGTATTTGTAAAAAATGAACTCTAAGGAATACTGGGGATTGATGGAGGCATATTCTGGAGTATATGATCCAGAGATCCGACATTCATTAGAAGAAAAGGCTCAGTTTGAGAACTGGGTAAATTCACTTGTAGAAGAAGGTTATGACCTGAGTGATTACACTTGGGAAGAAGTGTATGAGATTTATATGTCTGAGGGGTTGATTGATAAATTTGATAAATTTGGTAAAGACCCATACGGAGTATTACAAGATGTGAAAAGATCGGCGACTGGAGCGGCACAATCACTGGGTCGGCAACTTACTCGGGCCAAAGATGCTGTTGCTAGGGAAGCTCAACGAAGAAGTGTATTGTCTCCTAGAGAAACTCCAGAAAATAAGTGGCTAAGAACTGGAAGTTATGGGGATAAACCAGCAAGACCTGCAGCAGCTCCAGCAGCAAGACCTGCAGCAGCTCCAGCAGCAAGACCTGCAGCAGCTCCAGCAGCAAGACCTGCAGCAGCTCCAGCAGCAAGACCTGCATCAGCTCCAGCAGCA